AGGGTTCCGACTGGGCTCCGTCAAGCGGTCCCGTGCAGTACGCGGACCTGCCGTCTGGATTCACCCGATACCAGACGACCTATTCCCTCAAGATTCGTCGGCCCCTGTAGCCGGAATCCTCCTGATACACAAAGCCTCGGCCAAGCGGTCGGGGCTTTTCCATTTCCATAAGGAGAACCACTTAGAATGGCAATCAAAGATAGCGCCACTCTGGTCATTGGCTCGGGCAACTACTTCCTGGCTCCGGTCGGGACTGCGGCACCGGCTGATCTGACCACCATCCCGGTCACCTGGGACAACATCGGTCACACCTCGATCGAGGACATCATGACCTGGGCGTCTGACGGCGGCGAGGCAACCGTCCTCGGCACCCTCCAGAATGCCGCGCTCCGCACGAGCTACTCCAAGCGGACCGAGAGCTTCACCATCCAGCTCCAGCAGTTCGACGAGGACAGCCTGAAGCTGTACTTCGGCTCGAACTCCTCGGTCGACACTGACGGCTGGCTCGCGGTTCCCGGTTCGCCGGCACCGACCCTCCAGGCGTTCCTGGCGGTCTATGTGGACGGCGAGAACATCTTCGCGGTCTGGGCTCCGAAGGCAGAGATCCTTCGTGGCGACGACATCGACCTGAGCGACACGACCTCGCTGGCGTCCCTGCCGATCAGCGTGACTCCGGTGCAGTACGGCACCAACACCTTCCCATACAAGGTCAAGGCGCTCGGCGACACCACCGAGTAATCCCCAACTCCCTCTCCCGGTAGACGTGCGGACCCCTGCCGGGGGAGGTGACCTCAGTTACCCCTGAGGCTCACTACATGACGATCTGAGCGGCCTCCACTACCTAGCCAGTATGAGCGGTTGGGTCGGGAATGAGAGGCCCTCAGATCGTCATATGTCCGCATCCCAATCACAGACCATGAGAGGTCCGCACCACAATGGCTTTGACTCTTGACGACATCCGCGCAGCGGTTGGCCGGAAGTACGCATCCACCGATATCGACTTCGGCGGCTCCGACGTTCTGGTCCTGCGCAATCCCATCCGGCTCCCGAAGACTGATCGCAAGGCGCTCATGGCGCTCCAGGAGAAGTTCGAGCCCACAGAGGACGACGACGAACTGGACGGCCCAAAGGAAGCGATGAAGGGAGTTCTTCTGGTCGCAGCTGCCGACAAGGCGGTCGCGGAAGAGTTCCTGTCCCTCATCGCTGAGGACGAGGGCGACGAGCTTCCCGTGCTTACTGAGGTCTTCACCACCTACATGAATGAGGGTCAGGTGGGGGAAGCCTAGCCCTCGCGGAGCTGATAGACGATTACGGTGAGGGGCTATATCCCGACCTGCTCTACTACTACGGCGTAGATCTTAGAGACTTGGTCAATGGCGATATAGCCCCTCTTTTCGTCTTGTCACTGGTTGAACGGCTCCCCGAGGGATCGAAGACGCTGGCACTGATGGAAGACAAACAGTACTGGCGGACATACCTAGACATCAACCCTGACTACTACGTCCTGGCCGGCATCTTCAATGCGGTCAACGATAACACCAGGGCCAGAGGCAACTTCAAGAAGAAGCCGAAGTTTGAACCCTGGCCCGTCCCGCAGCTCCTGATCAAGAAGGCGAAGAAGCGGGAAGAGGATCGGCCAAAGTCGGTCAAGGATCTTTACGAGCGCATCATGCGAGGTAAGAAGTAATGGAGGCCTAAATGGCAGGTACCCTGGTCGTCGGTCGCGTAGCCGTCCGGATCTGGCCCGACACTCGACTTTTCAAGCAGGACCTTGAGGCGCAGCTGGAAGAGAAGACGTCTAGCGTTGACGCCAAGGTACCTGTCGAGGCTGAACTCCAGGCCGAGCAGATGGAGGCTGACCTCGAACAGAAGGTCAAGCGGCTCTCTCGGATTCGGATCGCCCTCCGCGCACAGGTCAAGGGACTCGACAAGGACGTCCTCGCAGCCACCAAGGCCGCCGAGGGGCTGTCCAAGGCTGACCCGATCACGTTCTCCACCGACGTGCACGGGCTCGACCTCACGAAGGCGATGGATCGCGGCATCAAGGAAGCGATCACCCGCAGGTTCGCATCTGCCATCAACAGCTCCCTCGCCAAGGGGATGAAGGTTGACCCGGAACAACTCCAGAAGCTCGCGCGGGAGGTGGAGGTTGGGCTCGGCCCAGTGTCGATCAGCCCCTCCCTCGGCAAGGGCTTCCTCGATGAGGCACGTAAGGCGCGCAGCGAACTTCAGGGTGAGGCGAACAAGGTCTCCTGGTTCGATCCCAAGAACTTCGAGCGCGACGTCGTCGCCCGGCTCGGCGGCAAGACGGTCACTGTCCCGATCAAGTACAACGGGTCGGACAAGGACTTCCGGAACCAGTACCGCAAGCTGGTCAACGACTCGATCCGCGACACGAATAAGACTATGCCGGGGATTCTTGGCAATGCGTTCGGCAGGGCTATCGGCAACCCGATCATAGAGTCGGTCCGAGCGGCCGGCTTTCGCCTGAAGAACCTGTTCAGCGACGTCAGCGCGATTCGGATCAAGGCTGAGGTCGACGAGTCCACCCTCGCTAAGGCTGAGATTGAGCTGGAGCTGTGGTTCAAGCGACTCAAGGTGATGACCACCCACGTCAAGACAGTCCTCGACAAGAAGTCTGTTAGGGGCGTCATCACTGGCCTCGGAGCACTTTCCGGTGGCCGCGTGTTCAAGAACCTCGTCACGCTCGAACCGTTCAAGCACCTCGACGAGCAGCTCCCGAAGATCTCGCTGATGGCGACCATGCTGGGGCAGGCAGCTAACTACCTGATCTCGATGTCGTCCGATGCGTTTGCGCTCGGTCGAAGCATCGCTCAGATCGCCCCTGCGGCATTGGTGCTCCCTGGAATCTTCGCTGGTGCCGCGACCTCAATGATCGTGCTCACCACGGCGATGTCCACCATGAAGAAGCAAGCCGTTGGCGTCTACAACCAGTGGTCTGCACTTCAGAAGAAGATCGGCAAGAACTTCTGGAGCGCGGCCGCAAAGCCGATGTCCACGTTCCTGTCTGACATGTCGGGTGGGTTCAAGCGGACCAGCACGATCCTCGGCGGATTCATCGCCAAGGTCCTCGGTTCCTTCCACGACATCGTCTCGCCACACATCGCGTCATACGTCACCGCGCTAGGCAAGGGCTTCTCCATCATCGGTGGAGCATCGCCGGCCATCGCGCACATCGTGAAGACTTTCGGCGACCTGGGTGCGAAGGCAACACCTCGACTGGCCCAGTGGGTCGCAGACATGACGAACAAGTTCTCGGCATGGATGAAGCTGAAAGGCAAGTCGGGCCTCAATCGAATGATTGAGGATGCCATCACCAACATCAAGAGCCTTTGGAATGTAGCCGCTGGGACTCAGAAGATCCTAAGCGGAATCTCCAAGGCTGCAACCGCCGCTGGTGGTGCAACCCTTACGTCGCTCGGAGACTCCCTCCAGCGCATCGCAAAGATCGTCAATAGTAGTGGCTTCCAGGCTCGCCTGACCAACGTATTCGCTTCGGCGCGTGACGCCATCGAGAACATGGTCGGAGTTTCCGGACCTGCGGTATCGAAGATGTTCAGGGATATCGGTGACAATGCCGACAAGCTCCTGCCGAAGGTTGGCATCGTAGCGGGCAAGATCATCGCGTCGTTTGCGACAGTCTTCGATCAGCCGCAGGTTGGCAACTCGATCCTCAACTTCTTCGACGCGCTGAACGGCACGCTCGACAAGCTCCAGCCGACACTCACGAACGTGAGCAATGGCATGGCCGGCGTCATCAACGTGCTCGCCAAGATGCTCACCGCCTTCGAGCCGATCGTCGAGATCGCCTTCGGGGCGCTGGAGAGCCACGCAACGGGACTGCTGAAGTCAATCCAGGTCGTCATTGAGAACCTGTCCTCAGGCCTCGCGACCTTCATGACGGATCTACTCCCTGCGATTGACCAGCTCGCCCCCGCACTGCTCTCCCTGTTGGAGAACACCTCGGGCGACATCAAGAACATCCTGGTCGTAGCCGGCCCAGCGGTCGAAGCGCTCCTTAGGCTCCTGGCTGGCGCCGCCACGGTGCTCAGCTCAATCCCAGGGCCTCTTCAGGGCGTATTCGCGCTGGCCCTCGGTGGAGCACTCGCCGTCAAGGTAGCCCTCGGTGGCTGGAAGAGTGTGCTCGGCGAATGGGCAGTTAAGGCCAAGGCCGTAGGCGCTTCCGTCCAAGAGTCCTTCAAGGGTTCCGCAATCAGCAACTTCGGCTCAAAGCTGAAGGGGCTAGTCTCTAACCTCGCCGGAATCGCGATCAAGGCATTCATGGTCTCGGCAGCGCTCAACGCCATTGGCGCGGCGCTCGATACCCGCCAAGCGGTAGCTGGTGCGGATGCGCTCAGCCTCGCGATGCAGAAGATCCAGGACAACTCGGACTTCTCATCGCTGAACACGCAGCTTCGCAACTCCATGTGGCCGGACGCCGTCAACAAGTTTGACGACCTGACGCTTTCTATGAAGAAGTTCAAGGATCAGACGCAAGGCTTCAGTGGCAACCTGACTGGCCTGACGGACAAGATCCTCGGATTCCTCGGAACGGCGGATGCGTCAAATACCCAGAAGCTGAAGGACACCTTCGAGAGTTACGACCAGTTCCTGGCGAACCTCACGAAGACCGATCCTTCGTCAGCTACGGCAATCTTCGACCAACTGAAGGCGAAAGCAATCGCTGCTGGATGGTCCGTTGAGGATCTGTCCAAGGTGTTCGACGACTACCAAGCTGCCGCAGCCCTTGCTGCGGGTAAGGCTAGTGGCTCCTTCAAGAAGTCCGCCGAAGAAATCGCGGCCGATGCTGAAGCTGCCAAGAGTTCCTTCTTGGGCACGCAGAACACCATGGTCAACCAGATGAAACTGTTGGGCTCCAAGAACAAAGCCCTCATAGCGCACCAGCTCGTTCAGCAACGCAACACAATGCTGACGGAGATGGCGAAGACTGCAACTGGTGCCGATAAGGAAATCCTCGGCAAGGCGAGCGCTCTGAACGACAAGATCTCGTCGGCTACCACCAAGCTCGGCAACGCCACCAGCAAGAAGGCTAAAGAGAAGTACTCGAAGGAACTGGACACCCTTCTGGCTACGTACCAGGAGAAGTTCGGAACCGACATCTCTACCCTCCTGACGGGCGGCTCGTCCGGCTCGGACACGATGTCTGCGGCGATCTCTGCGATGGTCGGCAACGGCCTCACTCCAGAGGCGAAGGCAACGCTGACGTCCTCGATCGAGACCCCGGTCAACACCGCAGTCGACAACGCCAAGATCAAGATCGCGACGCTCCCTGGAGCGATCACGGGACTGGATATCGCCGGCAAGGTGAACGCCAAGGTTGCTGAAGCGCAGACCGCCATCACGACGGGCGCTGCGACCATCACGGCCGGAATGTCCGGAACGCTGATCACCTTCGCAGTCACGGCTTCGACAATGGCCTCCACGGCTGTTGGAACGCTGAGGACGTTGGTCTCCGCATCGTTTGGTGCAATCGAGACCGGCATGAGCGAGTACGTCATCGCGTTCTCGACCCAGTCAAGCCTCGTTGAAGGAATGGCTTCAACGCTCAGGGATCGCGTGAAGGGCAACGTTACCGTTGACCTCTCACTCCAGGGCGCGGCAGCCGTGAACTCGTTCATCAGTGGCGCCACTTCAGCGGACTCCCTTAGCAGGGTTGTCGCTGCGGCAAAACTGGTCGGCAAGACCTTCAAGGACAACAAGGGTCCCCTGAGTTACGACCGAGTGATGATGGTGCCGGAAGGCAAGGCCACCGTCGCAGGCTACGTAGACGGAATCCTGTCCCAGGTTAACGCCGTGAAGAGTGCAGCGAAGACCGTTACGAATGCGGCAGCCGGCGAGTTCGGTTCCGCAGCTGATCGCGCGATTAGCGCGGCAGCCACGTCATCGAGTATCGACAAGCTCGCAGTCAGTGCAAACCAGACCGTCTACACGATCGGCGACGTGACTGTGGATGTGAAGGAACTCGAAGGCGTCAAGACCATCGATCAGCTCGCGAAGACTCTCCGCCGTAAGAAGCGGCAGGCTGGAGGTAAGTAGCCCTAATGGCAGTCACTTGGGGTACCGCAAAGGGTACCGGAACCAAGTTCAGGGTGGGACTGGAAGTTACAGTCCCACCCGTGACGTCCACCACAACGAGTGTGGTCGTCACCACGAACATTTGGATCTGGACAAAGGACAAGGTTTCCGACTCCTCGACCACCCTCACCATCAGCGGCACGGCCGCTCCCGTTGGGTCTCAGACGATTACTGTCTCGACCCCTTCCAACTCGGACTGGTCTACCAGCAATAAGAAGCTGGTAGCCACGAAGACGTTGGCCTTCAATACCACTACGGCCGCGCAGCCGATCTCGGTTACCGCATCGGTTACCGGGATGAACGCCGCAGGCGCCAGTACGGTTGCAACCGAAACGCTCGCCAAGACAATCGCAGCCCTCCCCATTCTGGCGCCGGCTGCCCCTGTCTCATGCGCGGTGGCTCGGGTCAACGACAGTGTTCAGGCAATCACTTGGGTCAACACTTCGCCCTCGGATGCGAACCGTCCGTATCAGGCCATCGAGGTATGGCGCTGGGACAACAAGGCTCCGGACTACTACCGGATCGCCGTCATCGGACTTGCAACCAGTTACACCGATGTGAGCACGATCGTCGACCGACGCTTCCGGTACGCGGTTCGCGCCTGGAATGCGGCTGGCGTTAGTGGCTGGAGCTTCAGCGATTTCATTGAGACCACAACGGCAGCCCCGACTGGCTTGGTTGCGCAGCGACCAGCTACGGACGTCATTGTCTCCTGGGCGAACGTCACCACTATCGGAACCTCGGTGGAGCTGTGGCGAGCCCAGGACGACGTATGGGAAGGGGCAGCCCTTGCAACGCTGACCCTCGATAACGCCAGCTACACCGACGCCGGGGCTCCTACCGACAAGGCCCTCAACTACCGGGTGCGAACCCTTGGTGCGATCGCTTCTCCCTTCCTGTACTCACAGACGGTCCCCGTTCCCGTTCCCCCAGTGGAGCCGGCTATCACGGGACCGAACGGAGTGTTCGACGCAAGTAAGCCGATCACCCTGTCCTGGTCGTTCATGACTGGAGACGGAAGCACTCAGACCGCCTACAAGCCCCACTGGCGCGAGCAGGGCACGCCCGAGTGGCAGACCCCATCGGGGATCTCCCTCGGCGCTACGGCGAACGCCACGACGAACGAGATCCTCTGCTCGGGACATCGACTGAATCTCGGTGACGTCCTGACCCTCACTGGCACGATGCCTGTGCCGCTGGTGCAGAGCGTCAAGTACTACGCGATCCCCGCCTCTGCCGACCGCTTCACGGTGGCCTTGTCGGAGGAGGACGCGGAGGCTGGCACGTCGATCGATATCACCAGCTCCACCGGTTCGTTCATGGTCGCCACCGGACGCATCGCAGGCAATAACACGATCCACGAGATTGCGGGACTCGATCCCGGCAAGGCGTGGGAATGGTCCCTTCGCACCTACGGTCGCTTCACGGGCATCAACCCGGGCTCCCCGTGGGCACGCGTAGGCGGCTTCCGTACCGCGAGTCGCCCCATGCCAACCGTGATCTACCCAGACGACGGCTCGACGATCAGCTCGCCCAAGGCGATGCTCAGCTGGATCTTCTACAGCGCAGATGCAGGGGTGCTCCAACAGTGGGCGCGCGTCGCTCTGTACAAGGGCGATACCGGCAAGCTCCTGGAGTCCTTCGAGGCTGACGGCGAGTGGTTCGACTACTCCTTCACGACCGATCTGATCAACGGCGCTGACTACCGAATCGACCTGACCGTCGAGGGCGACAACGGTATCCGCTCCGACCTAACCTCCACCTCATTCACTGCTGAGTATGTGGGGCCAACTGCCCCTGGCGTCGTGGCTGAGTGGAACACGGACGAGGGCGAAGTCGTCCTCTACATCCAGAACCCCGTCGACAACGATCGACCACCGGCAATCAGCAACACGATCTGGCGCTCGGTTGATGGAAGCGATTTCGAGCTGTGGCAGTCGGGTGTAGGTACCGACACGACGCTGGTAGACCCACTCCCCACGCCGAACACGATCAACACCTATCGGGTGCAGGCGTTCTCGGCTGACGGAACTAACGAGATCCTCGACGTCGCAGTCAACTGCGATAACGCAGGCGACTGGTACTGGCTCAATGGCGGACCCGGATTCACGGTGAAGGCGAAGGTGCGATACAGCGCTGGAGTCTCGATCACCTTCGGGCTCGACAAGACGTTGCAACAGTTCGCAGGCCGCACTCGTCCCGTGGAGTTCTCGGGGACCATCCGGAAGCACGAGATCCAACTGTCGGCAACCCTTCCTCGCGACGAAGAGGGATGGGCCACGTTGGCGGATTTGATGGTTCTGGCGGACACCGCAGGGCCGGTCATGTACCGCGACCCGATCGGTCGGCGACTCCTGTGCAGCCTCGGGGACATTCAGTTCGACGATTCCGAGAATCTCATCAACTTCCAGACCACTCTTACGGAGGTGAGTAGTTGAGCGTCGTCATAAACGAACCGTGGTGGCCCGAGAGCCGCAATGAGCGTTACCGCATTCGGCTACTCACCCAGAAGGAAGCCACGATCAATGCCGACCTGGACGGCGTAGCCGGTGGCGTACTTGATTGGGACGTAGACAACGATATCCGCTCTGGCGGGAATCTCGACCTCTACGTCACCAGTCAGGTCAAGGCCGTCGACTGGGCTGCCGTCCGTATCGCCATCGACTACATCCTCACGGTCGACAATGTCCCTCATGAATACCCGATGGGGATCTACATCCCCTCGGCGCCGAAGCGAGATATCTCGTCAACCGACGAGGTCATCGACTTGGAGTTCTACGATAAGACCATCATCCTGTCGCAGGACTGCATCCCCTCGACGAAGGCGTTTGCGAGCGGAAGCTTGAAGACGGATGCTTTGCGTTGGGCAATCTCCTCTACGGGGGAGGTTGCCTACGACATCCATCCATCCACCGCCAAGTTCACCAAGCACACCGTATTCGCGGCAGGCACGAGCAAGCTGGAGATTGTAAGCACGGTCCTGGACAGCATGGGATGGTTCGCCATCTATTGCGACAGAAACGGACGCTTCCAGTGCCAGCCCTACGCACTTCCTAGTGCTCGCCCCGTGTTCTACAACTTCTACGAGGGTGACGCGTCGATCCACAAAGCCGACTGGACCCTGGACCATGACGGGTTCGAGGTCCCCAACCGGGTCGTGGTGATAGGGGCAACGAACAGCAAGAACAAGACGCTGACCGCCTATGCCGAGGACGCAACATCTCGCTGGGGCCTGAGTGCTCGGGGTCGATGGATTACGAAGGTTGAGACCTACGCAGACCTAGACAAGCAAAAGGATGTCCAGGCCAAGGCTGACGAACTTCTGAAGACCGACCAGGACGTTCACGACTCCATTGAGTTGAGCCATGCGTGGCTTCCGGTAGACATGAACGACGTGGTCCGCTTCAGCTCGCAGGGCTATTCGGGCATGTTCGCATTCCGCAAGTCCTCAGTCACCCTAACCCCTGGCGCCCTGGTCGAATCAACACTGGAAGGAGTTACCGCGTGAACAACCCTCTTGACGGATTGATCCCGCAGGCTGCCGCCAGTGTTCAGAGTCAAGTCATCTACGCGACAGTCGACTCGATCAATCCCCTGGTCGTCACTGTCGACGGCGACCTCAGCCCGCTGGAGATCAGCCCGTCCACCACAGTCGACGGCATCCTGGTGGGTGACAGGGTCACCTGCCTCCTGAAGGACAACGAGCTGATCGTCACCGGCATCATCGATGGTGCCGTCGATTACGTCGAGACCTTCGGCACCGGCATCGATACCGCTCAATCCACGGCAACGGCGGCCGCTCAGGCCGCAGCCGCAGCCGCAGCCGCAGCCGCTGCATCCCAAGCCGCCGCGAATGCAGCCCTGACCACAGCCAACGGCAAGAACAAAGTGGTCAGGGATACGGTGGCACCCGTCCTCGTCAGCGGCTACACAGCCGGCGATCAGTGGTGGGTGTATTCGGGCACAAACCTTACGGCGCTCTACCTGTTCAGCGGCACAGCCTGGGTGGCCCAGACTCTTACCAACACCCTGATCAGTACGCTCGACGCGGGGAAGATCACCACGGGATTCCTCGACGCGGCACGGATTAACGCAGGGGCCATTACCGCCAGCCACCTCGCCTCAGATTCGATCGACGGCAAGGTCATTACGGGTGCGACACTCCAGACGAGCAAGGTGGCGGCTGATAAGCGGGTCATAATCGACTCGACCGGATTCTCCGCAACCAACGGGATGATGGCGGGTGGGGTCACAATCAAGGATGGCCTGATCACGGCCAGCGCCGGTGGCGGCGCCTCCGTAATGATGGGCGCCTCTGTGCAGGGCGTCCTTTGTCACGGAGAGCTTGATCAGTCCTACTGGAATGCATCGCTTGAGGCCACGAGTGGGTCTGGGCACGTGCCCCTGGTGCGGCTCTACTCCAACAGCGGCCCACTGAGCTACACCCAGCACACGACGACGCTTGCCCCGACCGCGCTCACCGCTGATCAGGCGTTCGTGGTGACAGCGCCAGGGGTGAGCGTTAGCTCCAGCGCCGGGTATCGGGTCGACGCGAATGGCGGCACCCTTGCCCTAGCTGCCGCGCAAGGCGTGGTCGTCTCCGGGACGACACTCAGCCTGTCCTCCTGGTCGAGCGACACTAACATCTCGTCGGCGGGCCTCATCCTCCTTTCGCCGGCAAGTGGCGCAACCGGGGTGCGTATTGCCAACATGACGACCGTGTCGAATGCCGCTAACTGCTATCTCTGGACGGATGGATCTGGTCGTCAGCTGATCGAGAAGACATCGTCACTGCGGGCCATCAAGGCCTGCATTGAGGACATTCCGGTCAGGGCCGAGCAGGTGTTGCGGCTGCGACCCCGTCACTGGTACGACAAACAGGACGTCCGCAACGCAGGGCTTGACCCGGAAGCAGCGACCTCCGATGAGTGTGTGACGGCTGGGCTAAAGCGCATTCCCGGCTTCGTAGCCGAGGAGGTCGAAGAGGTTCTCCCCCTGTTCTGCGCATATGACGGTAGCGGCCTTTCCGGCGTCTCGTACGACCGCATCACTGCCGGCCTTCTCGTAGTGGCTCAAGCCCAGGCGAAGACCATCGCCGACCTCGAAGGCCGGCTGGCAAAGCTCGAAGCCTAATCGCTTCACCCCATTGAGCGGAGGGGGTCGACTTCGGTCGGCCCTCCCTGCAAGTTAGGAACGAATCAATGAATCCTCGACATGACTTCCGAGTCGTGAGCTTCAACGTTGAGGGTGCTCGCTGGGGTGGCGGTAGGGCCGCTTGGCTTAGGCGCCTCCCCCATGTAGTCGCCCGCATCCGGCGATGCCTCGATGACAGCACGCCGGCCAACCCCTCCATCATCCTCGCCACCGAGTGCGGCGTGATGGAGGCTGCGGATCTCCGCAAAGCCCTCGGGGCTGGCTGGAAGTCGACCACCTTCCTGTACTCGACCATCCTCTACAAGGGCTGGACGATCGGGAAGCGCTGGGTGAAGACCTGGAACAAGGGCACACATGGCGCAGTGATCGCAGAGCTGAAGCGAGATGGACTCACCGTCAATGCGGTGTGCTCCCACCTTCCGCCGTTCGTCTGGCGGGCCAAGATGCGCAAGAGGTGCATCGCCCAGCTGGCCTCCTTCCTGAAGGGTTGGAAGGACCCCATCGTCATCGGCGGTGACTTCAACTGGCGCTCCAGCCTGGAGTCCTACGCGGCGATGCTCGGCTTCAAGTCGGCTCGCCTGACGGCGATGACGAAGGTGAACGCGGGCTACCGCACGAACCTCGGTTGGGGCATGGGCTCCGCTATCGACTACATCCTCACACGGGGTCTCACCGTTCGCGGCTATGTCGTGATGCGTCGCTGGAATCCCGTCACCCACAGCACGGCATCTGACCATCACATGGTCACTGTCCAGGCTTCCATCCCCGTCACGGTCAACGCGGCCTAAGGAGATCACCCATGACCACCGACAGCGCGATTCTCTCGCTGATCGCGGAACTTCAGGCACAGGTACTCGCGCTGCGAGCACGCGTCGCCGAACTCGAAGCTCCCGCCGTCTGACCCTCAGTAAGGACACCCCCCCCATGACGAAGATCGCCAACTACCCCGGCGCCGACCGCACTCAGCGGTACTGGCCCTCCGGTGGAGGCATCCTCCAGTCGAGTCTCGACAAGTTGGTCCTGCACTCGACCGAAACCCCCGGCTCCTCAGGTTGCCCCGGCTACAGCTCGGGCGGCACGGCACCATCCATGACCGTCAACCCGTGGCCGGGGCACCAGAAGCGTTGGCAGCACTTCAAGTCCGTTGCCATGAGTGCCAAGGCTCTGCGCGACACGGGAGGCTTCGCGGAGAATCGCGACAACGTCGCCCAGATCGAGATCATCGGCTACAGCGACAAGAAGAACGGCGCGCTCTACGGCTCCTACCTGCCGGACCTTCCCCAGGAGGGACTGGACTACATCGCTGAGACGATCGCTTGGTTCAATACCGAGTGGGGCATCCCGGTCACTCTCGGTGGGCTCAAGTGGAAGCACTATCCGCTCTCCTACGGCGCCAACAACGGAGTCCGGCTCAGCACTTCCGAGTTCGACAAGTTCAAGGGAATCCTCGGGCACATGCACGCCCCAGACAGTGTCCATGGCGACCCAGACCTGAACATCGATGCACTGATCACCACCACTAAGGCCAAGCTCTCTGGTACCGCTGAGAAGCCCCACGTTGCCGCTCCAGCGCCCATCAAGATCCCGGCCACCATCCGCAAGGGGTCAAAGGGTGCGAACGTCCTGAAGGCACAGAAGGCGCTAGTCGCCAAGGGTTTCAAGGTCGACGAGGACGGCGTCTTCGGCAAGGACACCGAGACTGAGGCGAAGAAGTTCCAGGCAGCTCACAAGCTGACGGACGACGGCGTCATCGGGCATGACACCTGGAAGGCCCTGCTCGCATGATCCTGACTGAGCTACCGGACACCGTCTCTGACGTCATTCAGATTCTCGGCACGGCGGGCATCAGTGCCCTCATCGCCGGCTTCTGGCTGTGGCTTCGGGACCGTGGTCGCACGAAGGTCGACGCAGCCAAGGCAGTCAATGAAGGCGGCGCTGAACTCGTCAGCCAGAGCAATGAGTTCGTGGCGAAGCTCATCGGCCGAATCGACTGCCTGGATGGGCGCATCTGCACGGCGGAGAACCGCATCGACAAACAAGAACACACCATCGCGGAACAGACGACGGAGATCCACCTCCTGCGAACCGTCGTATCCATGTGGTCTGCCTTTTGGATGGACCTGAAGACGCGATGGGACTACCACCGGGGGCAGGAGGAGCCACCCCCAGGCCCCGTCATCCCCGAGCTACAGAACAAGTGAGAGAGAGAATGATCGAGAAGATCAAAGCATTCCTGACACCGACCACGCGAAAGGTCCTGTACCGCGTTGCGGCTGCGATCCTGGGTATCCTGGTCATTAAGGGTGTCGTCACTGGAGACATGGCCTCCCTGGTGAACCTCGTGCTGGCAGCCCTGTTCGAGGTTGCTGCGCAGAACGTGCCGACGACCACCCAGGACGTGGCTGACACCGCGACCGCTGCGCTCCAGGAGTCGGTGAACGAGTCCACTGACGAGCCGACCGAGGCTGACGACGCTGAGGCCGAGCCCATCGACGCAGACGCAGGCGCCTAAAACAAGCACTCGCCCCCTACCGAAGATCATTCCTTCGGTAGGGGGCCTTTTGTGCGTTCTAGATGCGATCCTTGGCGGCCTCGACCTCTTCGATCGAGTCGGCCCGGAGATCCGCATAAGTGCTCCTACGTGACGAGCCCCTAGCCGCACGCCTCTTGGAGCGAACTTGATACTTGTCGAGGAGCTGCGTGACCGGCTCTGAGTGAACAGGGCAGAGATCGACGTTCGCCCTTCGTCCTTCACCCTCGATGCTGTAGCTCACCGCATCTGCGCCACACACGTCGCAGACGACCTTCGTGATAGTTGACATATCCATACCCCCCCCCCTTGGGTTGACCACCTACACGTTTAAGAGTACTCTAGCTACACGCATTGGGGAAGGGTAGTTAGGAGGTGGAACACAATGGCAGCTCGTGGCAAGATCGTCGACCACTCAGAGGTGGATCGCTGGATCGAGGAGGGTCGCACCTTTCGATGGATGGCGGAGGAGTACCTGCACAAGTACGCGCTTGAGGTAGTTCCGACCATGTTCAGCAACTACCGCGCGCGTCGAGGGTTCCCCCGCCGCCTCACATGGAACGACGAGCTGATCCCCTGGGAGATCAAGGTCGAACACCGCTGGGGCAAGCCCGTTTGGGCTCTCCGTACGGAGGCGAAGCTCCGGGGAGGGGTAAGGGTTCCCGAGGACAGCGCTGAGCGGCTCCGGAAGTACAAGGATCAGATGGACGAGGACGGAGTGGTGATCCACTACGACCCTGACACCGAGCAGGGTTGGTGGCTGCTCCCCCGTCGACCCGGTGTGGACCTGGACATGATCCGGGTGCCCGCGAGGTCGACCCGCAAGCGACGCGCGATGAGCTAAAACGTATGACCCCGAGGCCCTCACTTTCGAGTGAGGGCCTCCCTGTGTTTTGTGTCCCCCCTGAGGGTGACACCTACGATCGTTCTGTGCTACCGGCACTGTGTAACTTGCACGGCAAACCGAGTTTCACTACTGTGACCGACGAGCCCCTCAGTCCCGAGCTGTCTAGGGTCGGTGGCCCCCAATGAATGAGCAGACCCCCACCACCCCTACCACCCGAGGGAAGTTGTCCCGCACATGATGATCTGTGTTGACCTGTTCCGGATCGAACCACTCGCAACGGAAGGGCTGGTGAAGATCATCATGGAGGGCGAGCCAAATCGGCTCACGACGGAGCAGCTCGACGAGCTGGAACGCATCGAGGACGGGTACCTCATCCTCTGGGACGAGGGTCCTAGCTACGGCGACGAAGGACTCTACTACGAAGCTTGGGACCGCGCCTTCCTGTAGGAGGCTCTTTGGAACCCAACATCTACATCCCGCCCCACCTGTCGTGGAGTTCGGTCAGCACCTACTCCGAGTGCGGAGTCAAGTGGCTCCTCTCCCGAGGCTTCAAGGTCCCGGAATCGACGTGGTACGCGACCCTGGCAGGGTCCGCGATCCACAAGATCACCGAGGACGCTGACCGAGCTGAGGCGGCAGGCATCCCATCTGAACGACAGCTCAACTTCGCCCCCGACTTCAAGTCTGCGTTCGACGCAGCCATCAAGAAGGCCACGGAGGCAGGTAAGGCGATCAAGCCTTCCGGCAAGGTCCTCAAGTCCGTGAGCGTCACTGGCGGTCCGAACAAGAAGGACTACGACTGGTGGCTCCACTTCGGCCCGATCTTCGTCCAGAAGTGGATGGACTTCAAAGCCAGCAAGGGCTGGCGCATCGCCATCATGCCTGACGGCAGCCCGGGCATCGAGGTGGGGTTCGAGATCGAACTCGCCGGGGTGCCAGTGGTCGGCTACATCGACCGTGTCTACACGATGAGCGATGGGTCGATCATCGTGATGGACCTCAAGACGGGTGCAGTCCCCAGCGGCTCGTTGCAGCTCGTGACCTACTCAGCCGGCCTCCGCGAGGCATACGGCTGGGAGGCTGACTGGGGAGTGTTCTGGAGCCCAGGCAACAGCGCTGACAACGGACTGCTGTCGGAGCCGATCGAACTCCCGAAATGGAACCATGAACGGATTACCCAGATGTACGCCCAGGCGCTCACTGGGATCAAGGCCGGGGTGTTCCTACCGCACGTAACCAACCTCTGTCGAGGTTGCACGGTCCGCGACCATTGCTGGGCCGTAAAGGGAGAGCTGTCCGAAGAGATTCCCGTCCACTTCGATGTCATCGAACACGAGACGGGTGAAGTCACGAGTGATCGTGTAACTTGCGAAGAGGAGGAAGATGAGTCTCAGCCCGGATGATGAATCCAGCCTGACCATCAAGTATGACGGCACGTACGCAGCCCCATGGCTGGTCCTGAAGGGTCACCCGAGCAACGTTCGCAGCCAACTGATCCAAGCGTTCGGATACGAGGAGGACGCACTCGAAGGAGTGACTCTCGCCGAACTCGCAGCGAAGGCGGCGATTGACGCTGCGGCGATGTACGCCCTGGCGGGCGGAGGGGCAACCCCTGAACCGCGACACAAGCGACCGGCAGCTAAGCCCACTCCCCCGTGGGATGAGCCCAAGGCTGCGTCGGAGGGCGACGCAGATACGAAGCGGGTGCTCGCACTGATCGAGGCCTCGACGGATGCCGATGAGCTGAAGCGGGCCTGGGCCACGAACGAACAGTCCTTCGATGGGAACAAGGCGCTCCAGAGCGCATACAAGGCGAAAGCCAAGTTGCTCAAGAGTGCGACAACTGAAGATGGGAACAACTGAATATGGCTTTGATCAAAGCTTCTAGTGGCGGCGCGTTCGTCAAGATGAACACCTTCCTCAACGCAGCCGCCGTGCTGTTCGAGCCGAAGGGCGTCGACTTGCAGGTGCCGAACACGAAGTTCGGAGGCCTGCAAGACATCATCCACACCGACATCACGGTGTTCGACAAGGAGGCACTGGACGGCAGCGCGCTTCCGCTCATCGTCAAGGAGGCGCTGAACACCGAGACCGCGATCGTCAAGTACCTGAAGGACAAGATCGGGGATCAGGTCGTCGCGGTGCTCAAGCTGAAGCCCTCGAAGTTCGGCAACGACTTCGTCTTCACCTCTGAGCCTGACGATGCGGTGTACGAGAAGGTCGCCGCCTACCTCACCGAGCGTGACGCCAAGGTGGAGACGGCAATGGCGTCAGCCGGCCCGAGCTTCATGGATGACGATGAGTGAGCTTCCCGACCTCGACCAGTTCGAGGGTGGCTACCTCTTCACCTGGGGGTCTACGGCGTTGATCTACGCCGCAGAGGGGGGCTTCCCTGATGGCGAGGCTGAGGCGCACGCAATCTGGAGTCCGGGCGAAGGCCCCGTCGAGCCGCGCGACCCTGACCGGAAGCGGTGGCTCAGTGACCGCCCCCTGACGGACGAGGAGCTTCAGCGCTTCCTCGACGACTACGGCTTCGCGCCCGTCGAGAGCGAGCCGAAGCTCTCCAAGGGGATCGCCTACGCGTCGTGCATCTCGATCGCGCCGAGCACCTTCGGCAAGTTCGATGGACTCTACGTCGGAGACCTTCCGGGGTACACCATCGGCGACCCGCCGTACAACCCGGGCGGTCGTCAGCTGTGGGGCACGGGGATCACGTCGATCACGCTACCCACGGCCTCGAAGTTCCCGAGCAAGGAGTATGTCCACATCGACGCCATCCACAGCGTGCTCAAACTCACCCTGGGTAATCCGATCGTGCAGGAGAACATGATCCGCACGTTCAAGGCGTTCGAGGCCCTGCGGAGGGTTGAGGCCTAATGCCCCTGAGTGCAGGACGTGCGTTTCGCATGAATGCCGCCTCTGCACCGCCGCTACCACAACCTGTTGAGCTGCAAGACATCTGGAACTGGGGCATCACCCCTCGCCGGGGTCAGCTCATCATGGTTGCTGGTAGGTCGGGTTCTCAGAAGTCTGGCTTCATGCTGTTCTACGCAACGAGAATGGGCCTACCGACGCTCTACATGAGTGGCGACATGACCCCCTTCGAGGCCACGAGCAGGTTGGCCTGCATGGAGACCGGCGACGAGACTGAGGACGTGGAGAGATGGTGGAACGACCCGATTGAGGGTGCGCGATACCGAGACGCTCTCGACAACTCGAACATCAAGTTCAGTTTCGGACAGCCGATCACCTGGGCGAACATCAGTGCCGAGATCGAAGCATGGGTGGAGCTTTACAACGAGTACCCACCCGTCATCATCATCGACAATCTGATGGACGTGGAGGACTGCGAGGACGAAGACAACGCAACTCAACGCTCAGCGATGCAGAACTTTTCTGCTCTGTGTCGCGAGACAGGGTCTACAATCTTCGTCATCCACCACGCCACCGACAAGTCGGACAGGGCAGACATGCTCCCCGGAAAGCCTCCGAGCAAACGTGAGGTCAAGAACGGGGTAAGCGAGAAGCCGCAGCTGATGCTTACGGTGGCGCTCGATCCAGTCTCAAGGGAGCTGCGGGTGGCATGCGTGAAGCAAAGGATGGGTCGATCCGACCCCTCGGCCGAAGACTACGTCCGAATCCAGGCATACCCGGAGCAGACGAGATTCGGCCCTCGGATCACCCATCTACCGACATGGAAGGGGTTGGCATAGTGCAGTTCGAGAACTACGAACCCTCGGTGGCCGGCATGACCGGAATGATGACCGAGGACCAGAAGGCGGCAACGGAGATCATGGTCTCCTTCATCCAGGCCGTATTTCAGGCGACGGACCCGCTGAAGTTGGTTCGTCAGAGCGGTGTCACGATCAGGGATGAGACAACCGTCGCTCACCTGATCGATACCGCTCGGGTGTCGATCGACACTGATTGGGAGGTCAGCTGATGCACGCACCGAACCACGGGATGTTGATCCGGGCCACCGACCCGGATACCAGGGAGGTGCTAGAGGGCTACCTGTTCATCGGGGGGCGCTGTGCTCCGTACCTGGGCATGAGGGCATACAACGCCTCATGGGTGCTGATGCCGGGCGTCAAGTTGGAGATCGTGAAGTGACGCTCTACGCAGACCTGTCCATCAATAGAACGCAGTCGGCCGGCTCGATCTATATGAACCGCGTCACCAACTGCGATCGGTCGGTAATGACCTCAGCCATGGTGAGTGTGTATCACGTCAAAGACACGGCGGGTCGCGTCGCGACCGTCAGCCATCGCTACGGAGACGGCGCGGTGGAGCTACTCAGGAAGGCGCTCAACGCCCTCCACGAGAAGGAGGAGCATGGCGACTAGTCAGGCTACGAAGAACAAGTGGGCAGGTTCGGCCTGGGAGATGGCCCTGCTCAAGGGCCTCCGCGAGGAGGGCTTCGAGGTCGAACGACTGCACCTGACTGGACAGCACGACGAGGGAGACCTTGCCATCCGCCACGGGGAGGACGACTGGACGCTCATCGAGGCCAAGGCGGGAAGGTTCCTTCCTTCCAGCTTCATCCAGCAGGCCGAGGTCGAGGCGAAGAACTTCGCCAAGAGTCGGAAGCTGGACGAGTTTGATGTCGATGGCATCGTCGTCGTGAAGCGACGGGGAAAGCCATGGAGTCAGGCCTACGTCCTTACCACCCTCGATGCCTACCTAGGATTCCCCGATGAGTGATTGTGTAACTTGCGACCGGAACATCTACGGTGACGAACTTTGTCCCCACACCGAGCTGCCCGTGTATTCCTGCGCTCACTGCGCCGGGATTGCATGGGACTCGGACAGTGGATCGCCGGACCTGTGGGAGCGCTAGACCTACGGGCAACCTTGGAGTTCTACGGAGTGCGGTATCGCGAGGGCCGCAGGGAGCAGAAGGTCTGTTGCCCAATCCACGGGGACCACGATCCGTCAATGAACGTGAACCTCGACGAAGGTGTGGTCTTCTGCCACGCCTGCGGCTTCGGTGGGAACGCGCTTCAGATGATCATGACGATGGAGGAGTTGGATAAGGATGCCGCAAGAACCTTTGCATCCGCTGCGGGAATCGAGACTCTCGATGAACAAGGAAGCGGCGAACAGGTACTCGGGGGCTATCTTTCTGGCCGGAGGGTGGCTCGAAAAACGAGGGATAAGCGACGAGACCGCAGAGTCCTTCCGTCTTGGGGTGGTTACTAACCCCATCCCTGGGCACGAGCGCTACGAGGGCTGGCTCTCCATCCCCTACCTGGACTATCGGGACAGGGTCCTCAAGGTCCGGTTCCGGTGCCTCGGGGAGCATGGTGGGAAGTGCAAGGACTTCGGTCACGGCAAGTACATCGACCTCCCCCACGAGGTAGCCAGGGTCTTCAACACGAAGGCGCTGCACGACCCAGGGGAAGAGGTGCATATCTGTGAGGGTGAGCTGGACTCAGTGATCCTCACGCAGGCTGGACTGAACGCGATCGCACTGCCGGGTGCCAATCAGTGGCGCTACCACCACACACGGATGCTGGCGGACTACTCCAAGGTCTACGTGTGGGCTGACGCCGACGACGCCGGCTCTCAGTTCGCGTCAGATGTGCTCTCTTCGATGTCCCGAGCAGATCAGGTCCGGCTTCCCCCGGGCCTCGACGTCAACGACTACTTCCTGCGAGAAGGGGTCGACGGGCTCTGGGCACTGAAGGACCAGCTGGACGAGCTGACTGACGAGACCGCGTGAGCACCTTGAAGTTCGGTCTCACTGAGGCTCGAAAGCTAAGACCCATTCTCAATCCGGAATGGGGAAAGCTCGACAAGGATCTATTGCCTGAACTCGATGAGGTTTGCGTAGAGGTTCTTGAGGCAGCGGTGGACATTGCTGAGGAGCGGACTAAGTACGCTTGCCTCGCACAAATCTACTGGACAATGGAGGACGGAAGCCTTAAATCCTTCGATCCAGCTGCGGAAAAGGTCGCCATCGTGTACTCAACGCAGGGTGAGGCCGACAAGGCAGCCGGGATGTTCCAGGGTGGGGGAAGCTCGAAGGAGCTTTTGAGGACCTGGGTTCTGCCCGTGTGGCACGAGAGTCCCAACGAGTGGAAGAAGGCCCGCAGAAAGGCACAGGAGGCCGCTGAGGAGGCTCTACGGGGTGGCTCACAGGCCGACAGGCTGGCAGCCAAGATGCAAGCTGAAGAGGTCGGCCATTGTGACGGCCGAGCAAACGATAAGAACGGTGAACCGAAGTCTTGCATTAGGCCGACGGATCATCCCGGATCTCACTGGGCATGAATGTGCAACTTGAGATCACTACGAAAGGATAACTGAATAGTGAGACGCGGCCCCGTTAGCTGGGAGTTCGTTAAGTCGCGTTGCGTTCGCCATGGCGACTGCCTCGTCTGGATGGGGGCTCGGACATCCCTTGGCTACGGACACCTCCGAGACCACGACCAGAACAAGTACGTCCATCGACTTGCCTACGAGTTCAACGTCGGATCAATCCCCGATGGACTGCTCGTCGACCACGCCTGCCGGAATCCATCGTGTTGCGAACCGTCACATCTTCGCCTTGCTACGGCCAAATAGAACGCCGAGAACGTGTCCGGCCAACGCAGTGACAACACGCTTGGCTCTCGTGGAGTGGAGCGCACTCCTTATGGGTTTCGCGGGGTCGTGAAGCACAACGGCAGGGCTGTCCACACAACCACCTATGCAACACCTGAGGAAGCTGGCGAGGCGTGTCGACTCCTGCGGCTGGAGCTATTCACCCATAACGACAATGACAGGAGGAACGCCTAGTGCGCGTTCTCATTTATCACACCGCACCGTGGTGCACGCCATGCAAGAAGCTGAAACCGAAGGCAAAGAAGATCGCTGCCGAAATGGGAGCGGAGTTCCGCGAGGTCAACATCGACGAGCGGATGCCCGTTATCCCGCAGATCCTCGGAGTGCCGACCGTTGCGATCTTCGAGGAGGGCTCAGGTGAGCCGCTGGTCGTCCTCGGACCTCAGCAGGCAACGCCGGCCAACATCCGGAAATGGCTGTCGTGAGCTGCCTCGTCCTGCCGATCAATCCGACGACAGAGATCCTCGGTGAGGTCCGCAACGAACGCGTAGCCCAGGACGCCAAGTGGGGCGAGCAGAACCACCGGGACGGAACCGGGGAGGGTCAATCCCGAACCCTGGCCGATAGCGCACGAGACGCGTGTGACATCGCAGCCGAGAACGGGTTCTGCACATGGCGCCACATCCTCACCGAGGAGTTCTACGAAGCCATGGCTGAGTCCAACCAATCCAGCCTCCGCACAGAGCTGATCCAAGTGGCCGCAGTTTGCTGCGCGTGGGTCGAGGCAATCGATCGCCGTAAGGAACTGGTATGAGCACTGGGTTTCCGATCCTGGACAGCATCTTCTCCGAAGATCCGGGACTGAAGGACATCGTCGATGATTCCACGATTACCGCTGAGATGGCGTCGGCTGGGCTCGGGAAGTTGGGTCACCCGGTTTCCGCCAGCACGATCCGGACATACCGCCGAAGCCGTAAGCCGAAGGTTGCCCCGGTAGCGCAGAGCGCCCTCGCTGACAGCGCCGGACTGAAGTCAGTGAAGATCCTCACGATGGACATCGAGACCATCCCTGCCCACGTATGGACCTACGACCTGAAGACCAGCTGGATTCCCCACAAGCACATCACGCAGCCTGGGGACATGCTCTGCTGGGCAGCTAAGTGGTACCACCAGCCCAACGACACCCTGTTCGCCGGCCGCAATAAGGGCTACGACGAGATGCTCGTCCAGCTGTGGACGCTCCTGGAAGAGGCCGACTACATGGTCGGCTGGAACTCGGACAGGTTCGATCTCCAGAAGACCCGTGGCTACTTCGCACGAGCTGGACTCCCTCCGTTCGTTCCGCCGAAGTCCATTGACCTGATGCGCACGGCGAAGACGTTCGGTTACGAATCCGCCAGCCTCGACTACACGGCCCGCCAGTTCGGCGTGACCCGGAAGGTCGACAACGGCGGAGCCACCAACTGGGAAGGCTGCATGGCAGGCGACCAGAAGTCGTGGGACCTGATGGAAGAGTACAACCGGGGCGACATCATCACCACCGAGGAACTGTTCGACGCGATGCGTCCCTGGATCAAGGGCCATCCGAACATCCACCCGGAACCGGGCTTCTGCCCCAGGTGCGCATCGGTCGACCTGACCTACGCGGGTGAGTTCCAGGCGGAGGCGTATCGCTACGCGATGTACCGCTGTGGCAACTGCCAGGGCCTGTCCCGGGAGACCGCACGTACCCGAGCCTCGATCCTCAGGGCGGTGTGACGTGGCGAACATCGCACGTAGCGAGATCGCTACGGCGACGGACTGTGACTGGAGCTTCACCTCGAACGCCGACCTGATGGCAGCCCTGGAATCCCAGGCTCGCCGGACGACCGGACTGGGGGTCGACTCCGACGATGCGCTCCAAGAGGTCGTGCTCTGGCTGGCCGTTCGGCCCGAGCTTCACTCGCTCGATATCCCGTTGATCCTCAACCACACCCGCAGCCGGATTCAGGAGCTGAACCGCAGGGCGAAGGAGATCTTCGACATCGAGCTGGACTACGGCTCTCGCCGTGAGGCCTAGTCCCGGCACCTACACGCGGGACGACATCGAGAAGCTCCTGATGGCGCTGTTCAACGGCGGGATCAAGATCCGCGAGGACTACGCGCCAGACGACGACATGCCACGGGCGGCTGGGAACGCCGCTCGTGGTAACTCGTTCGCTGCCGAGCTGATCGACGCGAAGAACGCATGGCTCTGGGCTGTCGTGGGACAGCGCCTCTATAGCCCAGAAGCGGTCTTCCTTCACTACGGCGAGGGAATGGACCACCACCGCATCGGACTCGCTCTCGGGACACCGAGGACGACGGTCATCGATCGCATCACCGCAGACATCGGCCTTCTGGCTGACGCGGCAAGCAAGGGCCTGAGGGCCTGAGGAGGAAGTATGGGAAAGATCACTGCTGAGCTGGCTGACGGCTCGATCCTGGAGGCTTCCGCCTCCATCGTAAGCATCACCACCGACACAGAGCACGACTACGACCTGGGTTCGTGGTGGAGTGTCCCGATTCTCACGTACCGCCTGGAGGCGAACCTCCTCGACGGGTACAAGATCACCAAGCCCAAGCCGGCCTACAAGGTCGACCAGGAGCTGATCACCGAGGAGGACTACGCGAACCTTCCTGATGGTGCAACCGTGAACCCATCCAGGTCCTACCTCACCTGGCGGGGCGACTCGATGCACTACATCAAGCGTGATGGCATGTTCTGCACAGTTGACTACTACCCCGCCTCAGCTTGGCCTGCCATCAAGCTGACCGGAGCTGCCCGCACGGTCCGCTCCCTGCCGGACACCGAGGTCACGATCTCGGCCAAGAAGCTCGACCTGCTGAACGCCGAGCTGGTCGACGTGCACGAGGAGAAGGAAACCCTCCGTGCGCGGGTGGCTGAGCTGGTCGAACAGGTCAACAAGGAGCGCTATGTGAACGCTGGCCTCCGGAACGCCATCAGCGAAGCCAAGTACGAGTTGGATCTCGTCGCGTGATCTCAATCGCCTACAGCGGGACTAGCTCCCCATCGGCACACCGTCTCGCGGAGGTGAGTCCCGAGGTCGAACTGGTCCGGGACTCCTCTGCGGAGGTCGACGTGAACTGGGGGCGAGCGGACGCCAACGCCAAGCTCAACCGCGACACGAGCAAGGCCACGAACAAGCGCGTCATGCGGGAGCTGTTCCGTGAGCACGGAGTTCCCATGCCGACGCTCTACGACGTGGACGAGGTTCAGGTCCCCGCCATCGGCCGGCCCGATCGCCACACAAGGGGCAAGGCCCTGTGGCTCTGTGAGAATGACGGCGCCGTGAAGGCTGCCCTTCGAGGCACGCCTCGCAAGCGAGCTGCCAGCCATTTCATGGAGTATGTGTCGAAGGAGCGGGCTCCCCGCGAGTTCCGGGTCCATGTGTTCTTGGGCAACGTGATCCGCACCAGCCTGAAGTCCTACGACGCGGCAGCTCAAGAGGCTGGCCGGCACTACACGACGGTGAGTGCGGAGGGCTTCCGGACTGACCACGTTCGGGACGCTGCACGCAAAGCGATCAAGGCTGTCGGTCTGGACTTCGGAGCTGTGGACGTCCTGGCGAACGACGACGAGTGCTGGGTCCTGGAGGCGAACTGCGCTCCTGGTCTTGGCGGAACGATGCCCGAGGTGTACGCGAACGCGTTCGCCAGCTGGAAGGAATGTGCCGCATGAACTGGCTCAAGCGTCTTGCCATCTGGCTCGCGGTAAGTCTCTCAGATCTCGTCACGATCTCCCACGAGGAGACCTGCAAGTGCGACATCGCTCCTGGCGGACTGTCGGGTTGGACGATGGACCGGTCCCGCTGCCCGATCCACTGGGACGGGCGATGATCAAGACGCCCGCAGAGGCGGAGAGGGCCATCAAGCCCTCATCCACCGTCTATATGGATGGCACCACCGTAGTCAACCTTGGTCACATCTGGTCCCCCGGGATCGTCGCCAGCATCCGGGTCGGGGTGGGGGAGGTTGCAGTCCTCCGGTCCTGGCTGAATGAGATCCTCGACGAGGTATACGAGGCGATGTACTAGAAACACAAAAAGCCCCAAGAGGATTGGTTTCCTCTTGGGGCTTTTCTGCTATTGGGGATAGCGTAGTCCGAACCGAAGGCCGGCGTCGAACACAATCAGATTAGGCCGCACTGGGCTCGAACACAACCTTGTCCGGATCGTAGGTCCTGGCCCCCCTCCCGAGCGGCGTGAGGGTGATCTTCGTGAACACGCGGCTAAGGAGGGTGCGGTACTCCCCCCTGCTCATCTGCGCAAGCTCCTGCGCTAGGTACTCCTCGTCCCGTACGGCCTCTAGCGCGGTCCAGGATTGCCCCTGCCCGAGTCTGGCAAGCTCAGCGTTGATCTGTGCCAGCTGACCCTTCAGGGAGTCCTCAGCGGCTTGTAGGGCCGCGAGCGAGATGGTCCCGGATGCGAATGCCTGACCAACCTCGGAGGAGCGCGATTCGGCCGCGATCTTCCCTGACTTCAGGATGCGAAGCCGCTCAGTATCGCCGTCATCTAGCTCCCCACTCCAGAGGTCCGGGCGGCTAGCGAGTTCGGTGATCAGGCGTTTGAACACGACCGCGTTAAGCCAATCTTCGGGGTAGTTGAGGTGCTGGGTGGCGGAACAGCAATAGAACGTCGCGAAGGCCTTCCGCTTCGCTATCGTCCCCCGCTTCTTGATGTGCGCACCGCAGACCCCGCACGAGACGAACGACAGCCCACCCAGCTCCGTCGTGGGGCTCGCGCCGGAACTGACTGCCCTCGGAGTTAGGCGAGTGGGGTCATTGAGGATCGCTAATGCCGCACGGTAGGTCGGCTCGTCTACGATCGCTTCCCAGTCACCGGGACCTACCTCAACGTCGTGATAGGTGTTGATCCCGGCATTACGCGCGTACTTCAAGATGCGGCCAACATCCCTGGGGGTGTGGCTCTTTCCGGTCCCCCGAGTGAATCCAACCGATTCCCAGTACCGGGTGATGTCACCCATGGTTGATCCGGTGACCAGCATGCGGTAAGCCTCGGCGATGTAGGGCGCCTGCGTAACGTCGACGGTTCCGTCCAGCGCGTATCCGTAAGGCTTCTTCGACCACCACTTCCTCCCCATCGCTGCACGCTGACGATTAGCCAACCTCTGCCGCTCCCCCTTCAACTCCACCTCATTCTGTGCCCAGGCGGTGACGGTACGAGCCAACGCTCGGCCGGTGGGGGTACTCAGGTCGAACTCGCCAGCCTGAAGTGCGTGGACCTTGCACCCCAGGTCGAGAACCCGCTCCAGATCCTTTGTCGACTTCCGCAAGAGTCGGTCGTTGTGCCAGCACACGATGTCTCGCGGACGGTCCTTCAGTAGCTGCTCGAAGTCAGGGCGGAGCTTCCCGTTCGAGGCGCTGATGTCGTTGTCGCGATAGACTCTGGTGACGGTGAAGCCATGGCTCGCAGCCCACTCCTGACACACGGTCTCCTGGCGCTCGACGCCGAGTGCCTGCTCTGAGGGGTCGTCACTGATGCGGACGTAGATCACGCATTCACTAGGGGAGTTGCTCGTCATACAACGATGATACCAATGGATCTACCATGACCATCGTAGGTCCATTCGCACCATCGTTGCCCGGAGGGGCGAAACCCCTAGTGGCGCCGCACTTCGCGCAGACGATTTGCGCCGTAGGCCGTCAGGCCGATGCCGATGGCGAGGCCGATGATGTTGGGAGCGTTTCCCGCGAGGTCTATGAGAGTGAGCGCTAGTCCGATCACCATGAGCGTCACGCCGAGCGCGGTGCGCCACGCCTTCTCTGAGGACGTCAGGGAGTATGCCTTGCCTTGGCGAATCAGCTCCATGACCTCCACTCTGCGGGCGTCGTAGGTGGGCTGGTTAATCTCGCCGGATTGGAGACGCTGGTCGAGGTTGGCAAGCATAGCGGGACCGAGTTGCTGGGGCATGGCGTGGAGCTTACTCGCGAACTGGTCCAGAAACACGAAAAGCCCCCACCCCGAAGGGTGAGGGCTAAACGTGGAGGGGTGGTTCTAGTCGCCGTGATTCCCCAGGTGGGGGCACGGGCAGGTGCACACAAGGTCTTCGGTGTCGCTCTGCCTTACGACCTTGCGACACTTGTTATGGATTCCGTCTCGGCACCAGCCAAGGACGGTGGGGTGTTGCTTCCTTTCGGCCATCACGCCATCTCCCTCGCTGACACAACCTTGAAGCTGTACCGCAAGGCCTGCCTCGGGGATGATCCTCCGGAGATCTCTGTCGCCCGATCAATCGCGGCCGGTTGGGTATCTGCATGGACGACCATGGTGACGTAGCTATCTCGGATGGGGCCTCGGTTATACGTTCCCGTAGTCCATGTGCATCGTTCGATCGTGAACTCGGTCATGCAACCAACTCCATATCCGATTTGCGCAGCGCGACTTCGGCAGCCTTCTCCGTGTCGTCGACGAACGCCTTGAACGTCTGCCTGCTGCCTGAGTGGAACAGCACGACGCCCTCGGGCTTGTCGAACTCGGCCGCATAGGAGCCGTGGTCACGCAGCGCGCCTATCGCGGCATCGACGTAGCTGCCGACCCGGACGACGTCCGTGTCCTCGTTCAACCACGACACCAGGGGAACGAGGCCGAGCGTCGGCATATCTGGGAACGGGCTCGGCCCGCCGTAGAACACGTTGCTCCGCTGGGCGATGGCCAGATCCATGAAGTTATCGAACGGGTTGTGTCGGGTGACGTTGAACAGGCTGAAGCGCTTCTCGCCCTTCGGCAGTCCGTAGCCCCGCTGGATTCCGTTGCCCCACCACTCACCGAAGTGGCGACCGGGGCCGAGGATCTTAACCAGGGCCTCTGCGTTGTCACGAACCCAGGCTGCGAAGCCGAAGTTGTCGGACTCGGGGGTGACGAACCGCTTGCGAGACTGCGCGTAGACGACGTACTGCTGCACGGGGAAGCCGTCGTCAGGGTCGGTCTCTCCGCCGAACACGACCGCGACACAGGCTGGATGGTCGACCCGTGGGCTCGGCCCCCACCACTCCTCCTCGATCAGTACGGCGCTGTTGGTGCCGTCGATCTTCTCGGTGATGATGAACGGGCTGGCGAGCCGGGGGATCTTCGGCCAGGACTGAAACTCGACAGTCACTCACTTCTCCTTGGTGGTGGTGGTCACGGTCGGCTTCCCATCGAGAACAACGCGGTGCTTCGTGCTGTCCCAGTGAGCAGCGCCACCAGTGGTCTTCACGTAGCCCTCCCAGTAGTCGATGTAGGCGGTGCCATCCTCGGCCACGCAGACGATGTACGTGCCACTGGAGTCACCCGTGTAGACGCCGGTCTGCTCGGACTGGGCAATGACGCCCCAGTCGCCGCTAGACATGCCGGCCAAGGTTCCGTAGGTGATCTGCTCGGGGTTGGTCAGCTGGGTGGTTGAGGGAACCGGGAATCCGATACTCGGGCACTCGTCGATCGGGTCGGTGACGCCCTGGTTGAACATGAACGTGGTGGTCGCCACGGAGTTCGCCTGGGCGCTCGTCACGTCGATGACGGTCTGGCGGTACTGCGACCAGTCGAAGTTCGGGACTGGCTGGACGGCCTGGAGCTTCTGGAGCTGACTGTTGGCGCTCTTGGCGTCGTTGACCGTGGCTGTGGGTGTGTAGCTGCACGCAGCGAAGCTGGTGGCGAGGGCGATACCAGCAAGGCCGGCGAGGATCTTCTTCTTGTTGTTCATAGGGGTCTCCTTCAGTTGCAGATGCGGGCGTTCGCCACAGCCAGATCGGCGGGCGGGTTCTGGATGGTCACGTAGATGGCGCAGAAGGTGGACTTGATCTGTTTCTTCTGTGCGTCGCTCGTGGAGGCGTCATATCCCTGGATGCGGGCACGCTCAGCGGCCACGGTCGCGTCCTGCCATTGCTGGGAGGTGTGGTTGACTTCGCGCTCCTGGGCCACGTTGGCCTTGTAGAGAGCCCAGCCACCGAACCACAGACCGACACAGACGGCGACGGCGACGATGGTCGCCAGGATGCCCAGGAGGGCGTTCTTCAGGATTCCCATACTCATTCCTCCGTGCTGACCGGGCTGCGTAGCCCTGTCTCGTATTCGACTGCGGCCTTCCAGCCCTTATCCCAGCCCTTGTCCATGCCCTCGAAATATCCAGCTGCCCTCGCGCTGGAGATGAGTGTCGACACGGCATCGTCGAACTTCCGCAGGTCGCTGCCGAAGCTCTCCTCGAACCAGTCGAGGCCGGAGCACTTGTCGTCGGTCATGCGACCAACCTCAGGGGTGCAGAGCGAGTTGGCGCAGAGATGGTGAGGGTCGGCCCCTCCTCGATCGATGAGAGGGAGATGTCGTCAACTCCGCCAAACCATGCCGACGCCTTCGCCCAGATGCTGGTGCGAGCCTCGTCCGGGGTGTCCGCATAGGTGGTCCAGGTCAGATCCTCACCGCCTGCCTGGAGGAAGTACGTGAACTTCGTCATACTTCCTCCTTCCCCCACGCCTCGATCCACAGGTCACGCAACTCGCGCAGCGCGATCGGAGTGAGGGTGAAGGGCCATAGCGGGCTCAGCCATGCCAGACGCAGCGCTTCCCGACGCGCCTTCGGCGAGTAGGCGAAGGTGGCATCCGTGCCGAACTTGATAAACGAGACCATGAACCCGAAGAACCAGATCAGACCCAGGACGATCATGATGGTGATGCAGTCACTCATGTAGTCACCTTCCATTCAAGTTACACATAGGTCTAAAAGTCACCGGGGCCACACTGCATGCAGGTCAGCCCCAGATCACGCCAGAGATCCACCACGGAGTTGCGGTCATCAAACACGCCGACGACGTTGTAGTAGTCCCTGATCCACTCGTTGAAGATCTCCAGCTTCGCCTGCGAGTCAGGCCGGCTATCGCCTTCCTTCCGCATGAACAACTCGGCCCAGGTCTCTCGGCCCAAGGTCTCATCCAGCCACTCAGCGGTCGGGATCTCACCCTCGCTGGAGCGCCCACTGACGACCAGGACTGTGTGTCCCAGTTTGGACAGGCCCTTCGCCAGGGTGACCACAGCCTCGTGAGGGGAGTCCTGCTTGAGGGTGTCGTCAGTGGCGTAGAACGAGCGGCCGGACTTGTTGAGGGAGAGGGTGCCGTCGATGTCGAAGATGAACGCGGACGGGTGTGCCCTATTCGGCACGTAGGGCTCGGGGGCAACCCTGTCCGATTCCGGTGCGGGTGGTCGCTTGCGGAAGCGTCGGTTGATGTCCCGGATCACTTCCTCGCCAACCGCGTCGGCCCTCTTTGCGTCCCGCCGAACGCACTCTTCGACGTCTGTCGTGACGTCCAGGACGCTGAAGTTCGCACCAGTCTCAGCGGCGATGTTGACCCACACCTTGAGGTACTTCAACCGCAGGTTCAGGTCGTCGATCACCACGCTCTTGCCGGCCTTCAAAAGCGTCCGGACGGAGTCACGCTGGATGCGTGAGATCTGCGTCTCCTGTGCGTTCGTCAGGCCCTTACGGGTGCCGTACAAGGCGTCCCGCAGCGGGTCTCGGCCCACTCGTGCGCGCCCTTCCGGGTCTTCAGCCACCCACTTCAAGGCGGCGGTGGTCTTTCCAGAGGCGGGAAGGCCCCTCGTTGCAATCAGCTCAACAGCCATGAGTTGGCCTCCTTCTCAGTCCCCTCAAGGACGGTCGCTCGTTCGTTGTCTCGGGTCAGCCAGCGCAAGTCCGCAGCGACCAACGCTGCGCCGGCGTAGTCGGTGAATGGCTCACCCCACAGCATCGTCACGTCTGAGGTGATCGTGTTGTAGATGACCGCCCAGTAGTAGACGGGCGCCAGTTTCGGGAACAGTTTGTCGAGAATGCTCATGCGGCCTCTTTCTCCTGGACTCGGTTGTTGGTTTGGGTGGGTCGGGTCATCCGCCACAGAGCCTTGTCCAGCTGGTCCCACTTGCGATCCAGCACCAGGAACAGGAGGCTCCGATTCCCGGACTTACTTACGGCGTCCGCGAACACCTTCCGCTCCTCGCGGGTGACGTCGATTCCCGGCGCCCAGTCGCCGAACACCTCATCCGAGACCTGATCCCACTCGTCCCACACGCCGCCCTCGATGGCTGCCTGCTGGCCCCGCAGGTCCATCCAGACATTGGTGAACCATCTCCTGAACTCCTCAGGGAAGTTCAGGTGCACGAGCGCATCCGAGTAGGTCGGGTACTTCCCCATCAGCTCCCATACGGTCAGCTCATTGAGGCCGGTCACGATGCGATGCAGGGCGATGTAGTCCTCTTGCTTCACCTTCACTGCGGTCTCCCACATGGGGCCTTCGCGATCAATGAAGTGGACGACGTAGCCCTCCTTGTTGTCGCGGTGGAGGTCTTCGAGGACGTCCACCAGATTCCCGAAGTAGTCGACCGGGGTTCCGAAGAAGTCTTCGGCGTCCTCGTCGATCCACCAAGCCTCGCTGCGATCAGGCGGCGCTGCGCGAAGGACGACCAACCCCTCGAAGCCCTTGTAGTCGAGGACGATTCGGTTCTCCGGGTAGAGGATCTCGAACAGGTAGGTGAATCCGTCTTTGGGCGTGAAACCCTGGGAGATCGCATCCTGGAGCATCTCAGTGCCCTTCACGGCCTGCTCTGAGTGGAAGCTGCCGCGTGTTGCGATGGCATAACCACCCTTCGGGTGCGGGTAGAGGATTCCGAGGGAGCCGTCCATCTTGTCCACGGCGATCACATTCTCGTCGAGTCCATATGTGCCCTCGGGATGTTCGCCCAGGTTGAAGAACTTGCCGAATGGCTTGGTGACGATCTCGCCGTCCAGGCTGCCGGTGGTGGACTTGGCGATCAGGCCTCGCGTCTGGCGGGTCACGTCATTCCAATGGCTGTCGTTCTGGCACTTGTGCGTGTAGTTGAAGATCATCAGGTATGGGTCATCGTCGTGGACGGACACCTTCACGTAGCCGTCCTCGATGTCATGGCGGAGCTGGTGGATGTCGAGAAGTTCGGAGAGTTTCATGCGGCCTCTCTTTCGAGGTAGGTAGCGAGCGCTGGTCGAATGCGGGTTTGAATGCGGAACCGTATGGCGCCCTCAGTCACCCCCAACTCGGACGCGATCTCGGTCTTTCGGTAGCCGACGCCCAGGAGCATCGCCACCCTGAGGTCGGTGTTGTTGGGCAGTGCGTCGCTGAGCCAACCCGACTCCACGGGGTAGACGTCGAGGGAGGTCGCCCCATCCCACGGCATTGCGTCGAGGCTCTCAACGGAAGCAACGGTCATCGCACCACCAGCACCTCGGCCGTCCCGTTCAGAGCCAAGCCGAGTCCCAGTGGTGACGCACTTGTAGATGCGACGCACAACTGCGAGGCGGACGAGAGCCTTTGTGTCAGCCTTCTCCAGCACCTCCCAGCCGGCTATCACGCCCTCTTGGGTGTACTCGTCCAGGAGTCCCGGGTCTCCGTGCGCATAGATGCGGGCAACCGCACGAGCGACCTTCCTCAGCCAGTCGTAGTTCCTCCAGTCGTCACTCAACGGACAACCCCGGGGAGGCTGCGGATTCTGCGACGGGGGCAGGCGTCGTAGACGTCCTCAGTGGTCCAGGTGACCGAAACACATGCGGAGACATCGCTGCGACCGTTGAGCCACACGTCCGGACCGATCTTGGTCCAGTAGTTGGCACAGTTCGGTTGCCAGACGGAACCGCCGATGGGGAAGTCGAAGTAGTCCCTCCACTCCTCGACGAGGCCATCCACCTCGAACCGGGGTGGAGATTCCGGTTCAAGTTGCACGATTGGCTCAGTGGCAAGCTCTGCCCCGATGCCGACATAGCCACCCATGTCCGCCCAGGAGTCCAGATGTTCCGGGGTCTTGATCGCTCGCGCCAGCTTCACCTGGGACATGCAGGCAGCTACCTGCCAGGGGATCACGTCCATACCGAGCACCACTGACCAGAGGGCTGCGATGTCGGAGAAGTTCTTCGTGATGTCTCCGTAATCGTCCTCACGATCTCCGGTGATCAGCTCGATCGACTTCGTCAACAACTCCCCCTTCTTCACTCCGCCACCTCCCGGCAGGCGAAGTCCTTGTGGTGCCGGCCCTTGCAGATGTCGCAGTCGATCACGTTGCCGGCGTTGGCCTCATTCCGAACGATCGCCTCATGGCGTCGCTCGTCACGACGGTTCTTCGAGTTGTTTCTCATGCTGCGATCCTCTCGATCAGGTCGTCATCCCAGAACGCCACCCTCGTGCCGTTGATGTGCTCCAGGTAGTAGTCGAAGTCGTAGAAGCCTCCGTCGATCAACTCGGGCCACTCGTTCGCTGGTCGGACCCAGCCCATCCATCCAGACTGATCGGTCCGAATGGGGACCACCTTGACGAGCCGCTCCTCGTCGAGGTCGTTAAGGTCCGCTGGGCTGATCACAGCGTGATCCACGCGTTCCCGAGGGCCGGCTGGGCGTAGCCCAGGAGCAGGCGGAGGGCGTGGGCGAGGGTGTGTGCTTGGCGGTCCACGGCCTCCATGTCCACCCAGCTTGCCCTCACGTCGCCAGGGCTGCGGCAGTCCATGGCGTTCAGGTAGCCCTCCTCGATATCCAGCTCAAAGTTCGAGCAGGCGTCTTCGAGGGCGTTAAGCGTGTTGTCGTCGATTTCGATGATGTAGTTCATGGGTTACCCCTTAGGTGTTGGTGTCCAGGAAGGCGATCTTGTCGCCAGGGAGGAGGCAGAGAGACTCGCCGTAGTTGGGGTAAGTCCAGGCTGTGTGAATCTCCAGCGGGTATTGACCCCCCTTGTCGTCCGTCCGAACGAGGCGCCCGTTCACTTCGCCACCATCCACTCCGAGCACACTGACTAGGCGAGCCTCGTCCTTCTTCGTGAGGTCTTCGGGAGTCTTGTCGTAGGCGGGGGGTGGCTCACGGTGGATTGTGCGAGGTGCCTGAAATACCTCATCCCAGGGCCTCCCGTCCAACCCCCAGGCGGCGCTCGACATCCATGAATCCCGAGCGAGGGTGTAGGTGACGCGCGTGACGTACTCGGCGAAGATTCTGTCAAGACTCACGCCACCCCAGTTATCGGTGTCGCATTCGATGGCATTCGGGGCTGGGGTCAGGGAATAGGTTGGCATATGGCCTCCTAGGGCTCAAGTTGCACAGTTAGGTGAAGATCAGGACGAGGGCAACCAAGACCACCACCCAGGCCATGACCGCCATGGCCCCGAAGCGGGCGATATTGAGTGCGAGGGTGAATGCCATCTGCAATGGCGACGGTCGCTCCATCAGTCCGACAACTCCATGTCGTCGTAGTAGATGGAGAGGGGCTCCTGGCCGCTGTCGATCTCGACAAGAACCCGCCCAGTGGGCCTCGGGGGCTCATCTCGGGTGAACTCCTCGCGGATCGAGATATGCGTCCCGCCGATCCAGATCGAGGCCCGGTCAATCCCGATGTCGGTGTGCTTCACCTCAACCTCCAGGTCGAGCCGGCTCGCCATACTCACGGCGTGATCACCGGCCCGATTGAGCACAGTGCCGGGTGGAACTGTCCATCGTTCGGCCACTGGAAGCATCCAGTGGCAGGACGTCGCGGGGTGGTCGACTCAGGCACGACCACGACAGGTTGAGGCGGTGTCGGCAGGGCCGTTACGACGACCACCGGGTGGTGGTGCTTGTGGTGGTGCCGGTGGTGCCTCTTGGCGGCGTCAGCCGGACTCGCGGACAGGGTGATCGCGATGGCGACGCCTGCAACTCCAGCGATGATGCGAGTGAGCGTGTTCACGCTTGGCCTCCCCGCAGGGCACCGGCACGGGCGCGGACCTCTACGTATACCTGAGACAAGGTGTACGAATCGAGCCCGGGTTCAGTGGGTCGGACGATGAACTCCGCTGCGTCCTCCAGCGCCTTCGCGGCCACCTCAGCGTCGTGAGCGGTGCGCCACTCGTCGAACTGCTGTGCGGCCCGGGCTCGGCCCTCGACGAAATGTCCCTCGATGAACCGCGCCCGCACGTCCTCGGTCGTCCACTCGGTGTCAGCCATCACAGCACCTCCCACTCGCGCGCCATGGCCTGGCCGAGCAGTTCGCAGTCCGCGATGGTCTGGCGAGCACGGTCGGCCATCGCCGCCACCTCGGACGGCCAGTACGGACCGGTCGCCCACCAAATCGCTCCCCGATGCTGGCTGTCCGACAAGCCGAGGCGTTTCGCGGCCTCGTGCTCTGCGCGGGTGTAGCGCCGCTGGGGCAGGGAGGATAGTCCTGCGTCGCACATTGACGTCAGGATCTCGGCAGCCTCGTCGTCACTGTCTGCCCACTCCCCTGAACTCGGGTAATGACCGGAGTCCTCCCGGGTCACCAGGCTGGCGCGACCGTTCAGCCATTCCTGGATCTGTGCGTCCAGGTCACTCATTGCAGACATGTCTCACATCCCGTCGATCGTGATGTTGAGGTTCGGTTCATCGCAGTCCGTCGACTCGGTGGACTCGAATCCGTACCCCCAGCGCGGAACTCCTTCGAGGAGCCTGTAGGCTTCCTGGCCGTCGTCACTGTCTTGGAGGTCGCTCAGCCGCTCAGCCAGCTCGTCAGGGAGTTCTAGGTAGTACGTGTCGTATTGGCGCACGTCGTGGGCCACGGTAACTCGGTATTCGCTCATGCCATTCCTCCTTCAGATTGTGTGCGGATTTCCACGGGCTCGTCCACCGGAATCATGGAGTAGCCCAGGATTCCGGTCGTGATTGTGACCCATCCCGGCTCGATCTCGACTTTGGTGATCTTCGACCACCCGTAGATGGTCCACATGAACATGCCGACCTCAACCTCTTGCGCTGGGAGTCGAGTGAGCATTGCGGTACTCACAGTCGTCCGTAGATGTAGGCGACGCCACTCACACTCGGGTCGAATCCAAGCGTGCCGCCGTCGTAGCTGAAGGTCATGCGGGTTGCCCCACAGTGGCGGAGTCCGTTCATGAACACGTCGGTGAGGAACGAGCGTTCATCGCTGACTCCGCCGACGTGTGCCGTGATCAGCGAGTAGAGAATGCTTGCCTCGTCCTGGGTGAGGGCAACGGCAATGGTCTCCGCGCAGCCCGCAACCTCGCGCACTTCGTCGCTAATGCGATGCATCTTCATTGGGACCTCCTAGATGTAGCGGGTGATACGGGGGTTGAGGATGATCAGCACGTCAGTCGGGTCGGTCGCTATGAAGGCGAGTCTGTCGCGGATTAGACGATTCGGCGCCACCGACAGTGCGCTGGTGACGGCACCGGGGATCGCGAACACCGGTCGACCCAGGCTGATTGCACGGTTCACGGTGCTAGTGGAGCCGGACCTCTCGGACGCCTCCACTATCAGGGTGGCGACACTCAGTGCGGCAATCAGGCGGTTGCGCTCCAGGAAGCGATCTCGGGACGGCGCCCCACCGGGCTCCACCTCGGACACCAGGACTCCACGCACGGCGATGCGATCGAAGAGGCTGGCGTGTCCCGGGGGAGTGGGCTGATCTAGTCCGGACGCGAGGACGGCGACGGTCGGCGTGGCACCTGTCATGCAGGCGCGATGAGCCGCCGCATCGATGCCGTAAGCGCCACCGGAGACTACCGAACGGCCCTGATTGGAGAACGCCTCGGCGAACTCCGCCGCGACGACATCACCGTAGGCGGTTGATGCACGCGCACCGATGATCGCGATGGAACCCTCGGTCAACTCGGCCAGACTGCCCTCACCCATCACCCAGAGCCCTGCGGGCGGGTCGGTCAGATCGGAGAGCTGGGCGGGCCACTCGGCGTCGCCGGGCTGGATGTGCCGCATTTCGGTGGTCGTCATGGCAACTCCTCTTAGGTCTGTGTTGGGCGCCGGGGTTCCCGGTGGGAGGGGGGATGCTTGATCACCCCTCCATCTCAGGACACGTCCCCGGCTGAAAGCGATGCAACTCATGGCCCCTGAGAGAGGGGGTCCTCAGGTCCCTTGTTGCATCCTCGCGACTCACCTGAAACGGAGGCGGTCGCGGATCTTCCTACATGCGACCCCACAAGGCCGCACCGGTTGGCGGGAACCGGACGGAAGCGTTGAGGGGCGGAATGGCTTGCGCCGGTCCCGCAAGAATGGAACTGGTTGCGTTGAGAATCTTCACGGTCTCCCCCTTTCGGCTGTTACGTTTGCTGTTTGTGTCCGTCCTGGACTGGTGGTCCACGTGCTCGAATGGTCATGATCCCCTCCTGGTTGTCGTTGCACAGTGGGAGGGGATCGCACCGTGTCGTTCAGTAAGCTAACTCGTCGTCCTCGAAATAGAAGTCCTCCACCCATTCAGAAGTGCTCGGATTCCAGATGCCGTGCCGGATGCGGTCGAGGTCGGTCGGGGTCACGTACGCCTTAGGGAAGTCCGTCCAGCGCTCCCCGTACACCTCGTTGAGTTCGGCGATCTGGGATTCTGGGGTACTGTTGCATCCGGCGCTGTAGACGTACCTGACTCCCCCAATACCAGATATCAAGTTGCAGGACCCACGTACGGCAATCCAGCCGGCCGGACGATCCTCAGTGTCGACGCCGATGTAGATCACGTCTTCGAGGAATGCCTCGTATGGGTTGGGCGTGCTGTCAGCCATGTCAGAACCTCCACATCTTGTGTTGCTTCATGTCGTCGATCGCTTGCTTGAGGCCACCCAGGGTGTCCGCCATGAACGGAAGGCCGTCAGGCGCTCGCTGGACGCGGAACATCCCACTGGGCCACGTCCGTTCGATCGCGT